GATCGTTTAAGCTTTCGAGTAGCACTCGAGGACAGGATGCGCTCGTACTAGCTCAGGAAAATCTAGTGTCTGGCTTATCCGTAGGGGTCGATGTAACGGCCTCTAAGCCGATGGGAGATTACCTGCTCATCACGGCTGCCGTCCTCAAAGAGGTATCGCTTGTTGAAAGCGCGGCCTTTAGCAGCGCAGGCGTTGAGGAGATTATGGCGGCGAGAGCTGCTATTGAAGCTGCAACTAGCACAAAAGAGAAAACTACAACTATTTCTACGACTATCGTAGAGATCGAAACAGAAACCGAAAGCGAGGAAGCTGTGACTACAGCCCCAGAAAATACACCGGAGGAAACTCCGGTAGATACACCGGTCGAGGCTGAAAAAGTCGAGGCCGCTCGTAAGATCATCCGTCCATCCGTATTAGACTCTCAGCGAGTCCGTACGCCTATCGTCTCAATGGGTGCTTACACCGAGCACAAAATCAAGGCTGCACTCGGCAACGAGGACTCAAAGCTTTACGTAACCGCAGCAGATGATAGTTTCGCTACAAACCCTGCATTTTCACCAACTCAATACCTATCGGAATTCCCAACAAATACACGTTTCGGTACACCTGCTATCGATGCCTGCTCACGCGGTACTTTGCCGGCTAACGGTATGACGATCAACGTGCCATCACTCGTGACCTCAGCCGGAGGCGGTACAGGCGTAGCGCCTGTAGTAACCGTTGAGCTTGAAGCCGGAGCGGTACAAAATACAGGCATGGAAACGGCTTACCTAACAGGTACCGTATCTAAGTATGCAGGCATGAATACAATCAGCGTAGAATTGTTAGAGCGCTCAGATCCTAATTTTTATGCAGAGCTAACAAATCAGCTACAAAATGCTTACCTAAAAACGCTTGATACAACCGTACTAAATGCACTTATCGCAGCTGGTCAATACAGCTCGGGATGCGATGCAGACTCAGGCGGTATTATTGAGTTTGCTAGTGATGCAGCTCGTAAGGTCTATGAAGCTACAGGCTATTTTGCTAATAACTACATCGCTAATGGATCACAATGGCAGCTACTAATGGGCGCTACAGATACAACCGGCCGTCCAATTTATTCAGCATCTCAGCCAATGAACGCTGGCGGCTTAACTCAGCCGGGATCAATTCGAGGCAACGTACTCGGACTAGATCTGTATGTTGATAAAAACTTTACAGCTACTACTACTATCGATGACTCAGCTGTAATTCTTGCACCTGAGGCGTTTACCGTTTATCAGAGCCCTACGGCTTACATGAGCGTAAACGTTGTATCTAACCTACAGGTACAGGTAGCGATCTATGGCTATATGGCCACAATCGCAAAAATGCCTAAGGGTATCGTTAAGTTTAACCTTAACTAAAACAAACTAATAGTCGGTAGCCCTCTTAGCCCTTTGAGGGCTACCGGCCCTAGTAAGTAAAGGAGTAAATAAGTGCCAGCGACTTACGTAACCGAAGCCGAGCTACGAGCCAATTTAGGTATCGAAAATTTGTATAGCTCAGATATCGTGGAGACGTGTTGTCAGGCTGCCCAAGATTTACTCAACCAATTTTTATGGTTTGACTCAGCTCCGGTAGTGGGCACGACTCTACAAGATAATGTCGCTACCGTAATGGTCGCTAACCCTGCAATCTTTAGCACCGGGGACTCTGTAACCTTGAGTGGATGCGGCTCAACCTATAACGGCACCTATACGATCACCGGGACGATCCCATGGACAGCCGGCACTACCTCCCAATTTCCATCCATAGCCTTTAATACTTACGCCTTTAACTGGCCTAAGGGATACAGCTTTATCCAATTTGCTAAAACAGCGGCTAACGCTAATTTCACTCGCGTACTCCCTTACGGATCAGCTGTAGGAGCAGACACAAAAACAAACTCTTACGCCACTACCCCAGCCATCCGTGAGGCCGCGATGATCTTGGCCGTAGATATTTTCCAAGCCCGGCAGGTTAGCCAAACCGGCGGCGTATCTGTAGACGGATTTAGCCCGAGCCCATACAGAATGGGCAACAGCATGATCGGCAAAATCAGGGGGCTCATCTCGGGCTATCAAAATCCCGGGAGTATGTGCGGATAATGCCTACAGCGATTACTACCCTAAGAGCCTCACTAGCTGCCGCTCTTGCTAATCCAAATGTTTGGAATACGTACAGTTTTCCACCGGCTACCATCACAGCTAATAGCGTGATCGTGGCACCGGCAGATAACTACATAACTCCGAGTAATAACACCTACGCGGCTATTTCGCCTATGGCTAACCTAAAGATTATTATGACGGTGCCCATGTTTTCTAATGAGGGAAACCTTAACGGTATCGAGACGATGGCTGTAGCTGTATTTAACAAGCTCGCCGCCTCAAGTATCAAAATGAATGTTGGCGCTATGAGTGCTCCATCCGTACTAGAGGTACAAAGTGGATCCCTTTTAACCGCTGATTTTTCCATATCAACCCTAACGAGCTGGAGCTAAACGATGGACCTAACACCTGAGGAGCTGGCTTTCTTGATAAAGATAGGTCAGATCGAAACACCAAAACCAAAACCAACAGCCAAGAAAGACGAGGACTAAATCGTGGCAATTTTTCTAAATAATAAGGTCGGCTTTAAGGTCGGCTCAACACCTGTAGATTTTACAGATCACGTAACAAATTTTACGCTGACACAGCAAAGCGACCAGATCGAAGTCACCGCAATGGGCTCGACTTCTCATCAATTTGTAACTGGGCTCTCAGCTGACACGATTACCGTAACGCTACTCAACGACACAGCCGCCGGGTCTATCTTGGCAACGCTACAAGCTGCTTACGGTACTACCATCCCGTTTAAGGCTATCCAAGATTACACAGCTGCTATTTCAGCTACTAACGTTTTATACAGCGGTACGATCTTGATCGATAACCTAACTCCGCTTAACGGCGCTGTAGCTGATGAGGGAATGATGGATCTAACGTTTACCTGTAACTCAAAAACAGTAGTCGCAACTAGCGGTACATGGTAAATCTAACTAACTAACTAAGGGGCAAAAATGGCTAAATTAAAGATCGTGCGTAATGATGGGACCGAGCTTGTAGGAGAAATCACGCCTAGCGTTGAGTATGCCTTTGAGCAATTTTACAAGATCGGTTTTCATCGTGCGTTTAGGGAGCAAGAGATGCAATCAATGGTCTACTACTTAGCTTGGGAAATTACAAAACGTGCAGGGGAAGCGCCAAAACCTTACGGTGAGGCTTTCATAGATACGCTTAAAAGCGTAACCGTGGAGGACAGCGACCCTTTAGCCTAAAGCGAGATCTCCCTTTTACTTATTTAATCGCTCGATTAAGCATAAGGCTAGGGATCTCGCCGCAGGCGCTTTTAGATCTTGATAAAAATATGCTCGATGCATTAGTGCAAGGGCTTAAGGATGAGGCTCAGGAGGTAGAGAAAAGTGCCCGTAGTAGAAATTCGCGGAAACGTTGATCTGAGAAAAGCCCTACGCCGTTTTGCTCCTGATCTTGAAAAGCAACTACGTAAAGATCTAACTAATGCTATGAAACCTGTAGTAGCTAAGGCTCGGGGTTTTGTGCCAGCTGATGCGCCTATGTCTGGCTGGGCTACTGGATCTTATCGAGATGGTAAATTCCCTACGTATAACGTAAGCACTATTAAATCTGGCATCACGTTTAGCACTACACCCGGGAGAGTCAATCCGTACGGTTTTAGCTCTATGGCTAAAATACAGAATAAATCCGCAGCCGGTGCTATTTATGAAATGGCCGGCCGAAATGGTCCTCAACCGTGGGTCGGGCCAAAAGCCGGAGGAGAAAGTAAAAAAGTAAGCCGATCAGTAAACCCAAATGCAGGCGCTCAATTTATTGAAAACCTGCCAGAGCTTACGAGTAGCCTCAGAGGCCGCGGTCGTTTGATTTTTAAGGCGTGGGCTCAAGATCAAGGCAAAGCCGAGGGTGCAGCGCTTACAGCTATAGATAAGGTTACAAGAGCTTTTAACGCTACAATCGAGGCTGGCCCTTTAAGTAGGGCCGCATAATGGCTATTCCTATAATTAATATCGGCTCTAAGCTCGATGCTAAGGGCTTTAAGCAAGCCGAGACAGCCACAGATAAATTAACCAAAAATGTAAAAAGCCTTGCTAAAACTTTTGGTGTGGCATTTGGTGCACAACAGGTTTTGGCATTTGGAAAAGCGGCGGTAAAAGCCGCTGCAGAGGATGAAAAGGCTCAAAAGCAACTAGCCCTAGCTCTAAAGAATGTCGGCCTCGGTCGAGATGCTGCCGCCTCTGAGGGCTATATACAAAAGTTACAAAAAGAGTTTGGCGTCCTTGATGACAATTTGAGGCCGGCCTATCAGACTCTAGCGG